AAATGGTCCTCAAAAAGATCTATTCAATGATTTTTCTATGGAACCAAAAGACATGGAATTTGAGATTGTTCAGTGTGTTCCTAAGAATCCTACTCCACAAGAAATTACTACAAACGCATACACTAAACTACTTGAGTTGACTGCATCATTTAATGCTGATAATTCTCCTGGAAGATCTACAAGACTTGCTATTAGAGAAAAGAATTCTGGTAAGTTTGTTGCCTTTATTAAATTGGGATCTCCAGTAATTAGTATGAGACCGAGGCATGAATATTTTAATGTTAAAAAAGTAGATCTTAAAACTTTGAATCAACATTGTCTTAACGGATTTAACATAGTTCCAGCACAACCATTTGGATTTAATTGTCTTGGTGGTAAACTTGCTGCTTTAATTTGTGTTTGTCATGAAGTTAGGGAAATGTGGGATGATAAGTATGATGCGGATATTGTATTTTTTGAAACAACTTCTCTTTACGGGTCTATCAAAGGAAACAGCCAGTATGATGGGCTGAAACCTTTGATTCGATATAGAGGTGATACTGAAAGCAAATTGATGATGAACCTTTCAGATGAAAAATACAAGACAATGAGAGATGAAATTCAAGACAAGTATAATGATGGTGAACAGCTGGTTCCAGATACACAGGAAATTCCTACTAGTAGAAAGATGAGAACTCAGGCTAAGATGCTTTCATATCTCAAAGAAAGTTTGAAAGTTTATGATATGGATAAGTACTCTCATTTGTCAAAAGTGGTAAAAGATAAGATGGCAATTACTACTCAAAAGCGCTATTATACTTCAGACTTTGGGTATACTAATTCAGTTGATTATATGTTGGGAAAGACTAAGACTTTGATAAAGGGCGTAAATTATGATAAATTTACATTTGATAAAGTGGTAGAATTTTGGAGGAAAAAAGCACAAAAGAGATATGAAAATCTCAAAGCAGATGGTAGGCTGCGTGATGAACTAGAATTTTGGACTCCAAAATCTATAGACACGATTGATATTATAAGATGAACACAATAGAAGGATTATTTGGAGAAAATTTTAAACCTCAGAAAACATTGAGAATTTTAGTTTATCCGAACATTACTTATGCTAAAGATTTAGAAAAAGATAGTTATATTCAAGTAATCTATTCTATGATTACTGAAATGAATAAAATCAGGGATGATCTATTTTTCTATTTGGTAATGCCGAAACATATGATGATGTTTTCTTCTGCGTTTCCAAATACTCATCAATTTATTGTACCCTGTCCAAGCTATCCTCAAAATATGAGGATGCATTTTAATGTAAAAGATTTTGATATAATAAGACATAGGAAATGGGATTTTGATTTAATATTTTCACATTTACCTGAACATACTCTTAACATTAAAAATGTTTTATATAATACTAGTTCGCATAATCCTCCGGTTGTTGGGTATTGTCATTGGTTTGATATTAAGGATGTGGTTGTATCTTCCATGCACGCTTTTAATTACAACTTGATTGGAATATTGGAAATGAAGCGGTGCTATTTGAATACTCAAGCACAGAAAGAATTGGTGTTACAAGAAGCAGGTAAGATTTTGAGTATATACAATTGTAAAAAATTAGATGAGATTTTGACAGTACAACATCCTGGAATTAGAAGAAGTGATGTGGTTGATACCACTGCGATGGAGAAAAAGACTGAAAAGAAAATTGTTTTTAATCATCGGCCAGCCACATACAAGGATTTTGATAACTTTATAAAAACCACAGACGAATTGTGGAAACAGAGACAAGATTTTAAGGTGTGGATTCCACTTTTAGATTCTTCAACTAGACCTTACATATATGTTGACAAATTTGATAAAATGGAGTATTATAATGAATTAAGGAGATGTAGAGTTGGTTATTCTCCAATGCAACAATATGGTGGATGGTCAGTTGCGACTACTGATGGTATTATGAAGGGTACACCATTCATTATGTATGACGCTCCATATTACAAAGAGTTAAATCCTACTGGAGACTTTTTTAAGAATAATGATGAAGCAATTAAATTACTTAATTTGTATTTGGATGATCAACCTCACAGAAACAGTCAAGCAGAAGTTGGTTTGGAGCATCTTAAAAATAATTTGATATATGAAAATGAAATGAAAGATATGTTGAAATATTTTGATCAACTGGTTTCTGCTGAAAAGAGTGTTACTGATCGCTCTAAAAGATTGAAGGAAATGGAAGAACGTGTGGAAAAAGAGGGCAGAGTATCTAAAGAAAAATTAACAGAGTGGATTAAAAATGATAGACCATATGGGGTGGCATTAACGCCATATAGACGGGCATTGCTCAAACACCCAAACATCTATGATTCTGATGGTATAGAACCTCAATATATTTGGAAAAAGGAATGACAGACTGTTTAGATTATAAGGGAAATACATTTTATTTCCACATAGGAGAAAGACAAACAGCGAGAGAATTGGTTCTGAAGTATCATTATTCAGGTAGATGTCATGAAAATCCAATACTTGTTGGAAGTCTCCATTTTGGGGGCGGTGGATTATATGGTGATAAGGGAGAACTGGTAGCTACTTGTATTTTTTCTCAATCCAATAATAATACTTGGTCACTCAAAAAAGTTAATCTGATTGAACTTGTAAGATTGTGTAGGAAAGAAGATGTTCAAGTTCCCTTGAGTTGGTTGGTTTCTCGCACGGTAAAAGAAGTGAAAAAGATGGGAAGATTTGACATAGCAATTTCATATGCTGATGCGACACAAGATCATCATGGCGGAATCTATCAAGCATGTTCATGGAATTTTCATACATATAGACAACCAAAAGAAGATGGTTTAATAATTGATGGAAAATTTGTTCCTAAGAGATCAGTATCTACTCGCTATGGTACATACAGAAGAGATAAATTGGGCGAAATGTTTGATGAAGTAAAACAAGAAACACTCTATGGTACAGAAGTAAAAACTATTGAATGGGGATCTCATGTAGATAAAGGAAAATATATGTACTGGATTCCATTAAACAAAACAGGAAAAAAGATAGCTAAACGGGTGTTGAACTTTGAAACTAATGAATACCCAAAACCAAAACTTAGTTGAATTACTTTTTGAAAATGATGAGTTAGACCTTACTAAAGCTAATGTTAAAGATTTTGTTGTTAAACCATCGAACCTAAGAGTAACAAGAGCGTTCATTGAAAAATGGCACTATTCAAGAAATGTTAATGGCTTGCGAATTTCACAAGTCTTTGGACTTTTTCATGAAAAGAATTTGATAGGGGCGATGATTTATGGCGCTCTTGGGATGGCTAATAACTGGAAAAAGTTTGTTGAGGCGGAAAGCAAAGTTGTAGAATTGAAAAGACTTTGTTGTATTGACAAGACTCCAAAGAATACAGAAAGTTATTTCATTGGTAAAACTTTAAGATGGATGAAACAAAATAGTGATTATGATTTGGTTGTGTCATATGCTGATACATATTATGGTCATGAAGGAATCATTTATAAAGCATCAAATTTCAAGCATATGGGACTGACAACAAAAGGAAAAGTGATTGACTATAATGAGCGATATTACCACGATAAATGTATTAGAACTTATTATACTAACAAAGATGGAGAAAAGGTGATTAAACCATTTGCTCAGAAAATCAAAGGTGCGTTAGAAACTGGTGAAGCAAAGTATGTGGAAATGCCAGAAAAACATATTTACATTTATTCATTAAAAAATTGAAAATGTGGAAAGATAATAAATTTGATCCAAGTGCTACTCTTTTTGAAGATGAAGAGCAACTGAAAATTTGTAAGAATTGTGGTCCACTCCCTTTAGAGAATTTTTCTGATGATGGAAAATATGAAAAACTTTGTATGAATTGTGAAGCAGAAAGTAGGAGTAAAAAAGATTCCAAGTACAATCGTGGAGAACGTCGAAAAATCACGAATGAAAAAAGATGGGAAAATCAGCCTTGGGAAAAGAAGCAGAATAATATATCTGGAGTATTTCATTTAGTTCCTTATGATAGACCAATATGGCGAGAGCACATGGAATTATTATTTGAACCTTGGATGAATTGGGACAATAACGGAAGAGGCCCAGGAACCTGGCAAATAGAACACAAAATACCAAAATCATTCTTTGCTCCACATTTTAAAGAACCATATGATTCATGTAAGCAATTTCAAAAATGTTGGTGTTTAGAAAATTTAAGACCACTAAATTCAGAACTTAATAATGCAAAAACAGCTAAGATTTTTTTGCCTGAAGGTGTTACAAATAAAAATATTCTACTTGAATGTTCCTTAGAAGAATTCAAAGAATATGTGAAAAATCACTTGACATTGTGAATATGTGTGTTATAATAGTATTATAAACAGTAATCAAAAGATATACAATCACTTTCGGCAATGATGTCGGGAAATTTGGAATATCAATTATGATTGCTACAGCCAAGGAGATAATCATGGCATCAGTAAGTAGAAAAGTGAAGCGTGAAATAGAAAGACGTTTTAAAAAATTAAAACTCACACGTATGGAAGATTATGTAGTATGTTCAATGTTTGAAGAAACATTTGGTCAGGGAGAGGAATCCGAAAAACGAAATTATCGAGGTGATATTACCGTTTCTTGGATCAAAGATAATATCCACAAATTTATAACAGGAGTTCGTGAGTATCAACGATTTAAAGTCAAAGATACTGATTGGAAACGAACTATTGTACAAGATGTTCTTCTTGGTGGTATTCGTGTCCAAGAGTTAATAATTAGAGTTATCATAAAGTGTGATGATCTAGGTAATAAAGTATATCATTTTGAAGTGGTTGATGGACAGCAGAGAATTACTGCTTTTCTTGAATTCATGGATGATAAATTTACCATTAATATTGATGGTAAGGACATGAAATACTCTGAAATGGAAACTCAAGCTTCTGGATTGTATAACCAATTCAACAATCTTGCTTTTGGTGCTATTTATTATGAGAATATCACAAATGAAGAAGCATCTATCATTTTCAAGAAAGTTAATGATCAAACAGACATTAACTGTCAAGAAGATAGAAATGCTATTTTCGGCCCCTACTCTAGATATATTAGAGATAGGACATATTTTGGTAGTGATAAAGATCCACTTAATATTCTTTTTGAACGTGGGACAAAAATAACTGGAAAGGGTTCAAAAGAGGTAAAGAATGAGGTACTTCTAAATTTTCCAAAGTTAAAGATTAATTTATCTCGCATGGAACAATGTGAATGGTATTCTCATTTAATTCATTGGGATTGTTCTGGATTTCGAAGCACCACGAATCAAGATACACATTCTTTATGGCAAATGGATCTTGACCCGCATGCAGAGGAATGGGATGGTAGGAGTAGAGCTGAAAATCTTTTAAAGATTGCAAATCAGATGATGACTGCAGCTTCTCCTGATCAGAAAGAAAATGACATTACACCAATGATACTACAATACATGGTTCTTTGGTATAAAGAATTGACCAGTAATTCTACTTTGGGTGATTGGTGGAGTATTGTTGTAGATGATTTTGTCAATGGATTCCTTTCTTGTATTGATGACTATAGTTGGGATGATGTGAGAGATAGAGAGCGTGCAGAGAATAATAAGCGTTGTCGTTCTAAGGGTAAGGATGATAATCCTTGGACAATGTTCAATTCGTCTGATAATATGCAGAAGATGAAGGACCTGTTTGGTGGTCATAATTTGAGAGCTATTAATACAGTTCTTCAAGTTTTGGACTATGAACTCAATATAAATCCTGAACAATTTGGTGCTGTACAACTTGATCCAGTAAGAAAGTTTACACCAGATATGATTAAGGACAAGTGGAAAGAACAAGGAAAGTGTGATGCTATAACTGGTGAACCACTTGACGCGAATAATCTTTCAGGTGATCACATTATCCCTCATTCTCGTGGAATAAAGAGGGGTGGAGTGACCACATGGGAAAATCTTCGAGTGATTGCAAAAAACCGCAATCTCAAACTAGGAAATAGCGGCGGAGAACTTAAAATGGCTGCATAAAACATTGCGAGCATCGTACAAGGGTAGTACTTCAGGTTTCCAACCTGAGAATGGTGGTTCGAGTCCGCCTGCTCGCTCCACCTATATATTATATCATGAGTCCATTTGAATACTTAAAAGCTATCAACGAATCTAAAGAAGATTTGATGATTGATGAAGTTAGTGAGAAGAAATACAGCTCCTTTATTGTAAATAGAGGGCTGTCTTTCTTTATGGATACTATCTTCCAATGTAATGAAATGAACAGAAACTACCACCTAGATTCTCGACTTCAATTTGACTACTTTATAAATAGTATCAGAAAGAAGAAGAGGTATAGTAAATGGTTGAAGCCTGAGAAACTTGACAATTTGGATATTGTCAAAGAGTATTATGGATTTGGTAATGAAAAGGCCAAAGACGCTCTGAAGATACTCTCTCGGGAACAACTGGCCTATATCAGAAATAAACTGAATCAAGGTGGAGTGGAAAAATGACAGTATCAGTAGACACTATGATAGAATGCACTTTAGAAAATCCAGATGATTTTCTGAAGGTAAGAGAAACCCTGACTCGGATTGGGGTTGCGTCCAGGAAGGACAAAACACTATATCAGTCCTGCCATATCCTACATAAGCAGGGGCGATATTACATTGTACATTTTAAGGAACTTTTTGCATTAGACGGAAAACCAACAAACTTTTCCGAAAATGATCAAGCGAGAAGAAATACTATTGCTAATTTGTTAGCTGAATGGGGTCTTATGAAATTAGTAAGCCCAGCAGAAACTGAGGAATTGGTAGTTCCTTTAAATCAATTGAAAATTCTTTCTTTCAAAGAAAAAGATGAGTGGAGTTTAACTGCTAAATATAATATTGGAAGTAAGAAGGTGGAAGATGAATCATGATGTTATCATTAAAGTATTATAAAGCACACTCAAGCGCAAAAGAACCTATTTTTGCCACTAGAGGATCTGCGTGTTTTGATCTCCATGCGTGTTTTGATGGAATAGAAAAGTATAAAGTTCATCAAGATACACTAGATAGAGAGATTGAAAGACCTCTGAAAAATGGATCTATTCAGATTTTTAACATGGAACGAGTTTTAATCCCGACTGGATTAGTTTTAGATATTCCAGCAGGGTATTCAGTACGCCTTCATTCTCGGTCTGGTTTAGTATGGAAACATGGATTATACTTAACTAATTGTGAAGGTATAATTGATTCGGACTATATTGAACCACTCTATGTTATGATGACAAGCTTGTCGCAGTCTCCAAAGAGTATAAATACTGGAGATAGAATATGTCAAGCTGAATTGGTGGAAAAAATTCAATATGATTTTAAAGAAATCAAAAAACCGCCAGTTCAGAAGACCGAGCGCAATGGTGGTTTTGGTTCAACAGGAACTTAACCATTAAGGAGTTTTTACATGGTAGATAAAGTTTTAGGCTGGATTAGAAGCCTTACAGAAGTTGGTTTAGCACTTATTGCTCTTGGAGTCGTACTTCAAGTTATTTTTGGTGCAACCGTTCCATTTATAGGTCTTGATATTGTTGGGTCAGTCGTAGCACTGGTCGGCAAATTAGGATCCGAAGGATTGGTTGGATTGGCAGCAATTTGGGTATTGTGGGGTATCTATTCTAAAAAGTAGAATACTTGACAAGTGATATAAATATGTTATAATGTAATAAAGGGTGAACAAAAGGATGACGGTCCTTGGGAATACTGATAATAATCCTGTCGAGAGCCGGGATATTCAGACAGTTCACGGATGGTGCCGCGGCTACCCCTTTAGCAATAAAGGGGGGTCACATCCCGCATACCCGCGGGGGTTCTGGTACGGAGGGACAAAGCTAACGGAAGTTCGTTCCCCAATGTTGTAGGTAATGCCGATTCCTACTTCCCACCTCACCCTTTTTTCTTTTGCTTATGAACAAATTTCATGATGTAAATTGGATGATTGATGAGGATTTTATGGAAACTAAATACAAGTTATTAGTCAAAGACTCTGGAAATTATGCTGCAGATTCATTGACTGAACTAATTTGGATAATTTTTAAACATCGCTGCGAACATCTCCTGAGAGGAGAAGGTTGGCGTGATTGAGGTGCATCATAGTGATGACCTCATTATACTACTCACCGCCATGTGCTATGGGGTGAGATTTTTTTAAACCTTGCTTTTTATAAGGAGGCAATATGTTACATTTAGCACGACACTCTGCGTTTACACCCCAAGACCTTCAAAGACATTTTGGTAGATCCATTGGATTTGATTCTATCTTTGATCGTTTTTTCGAAATGGACCTTACTCGCGATTCGGGGTATCCTCCATACAATATTCGGAAAATTAATGATGCTCAATATGTAATTGAGATTGCCCTTGCTGGCTTCTCAAAACAAGATATTGAGGTTGAAGTAACAGAAGGTGCTCTTACTATTCGTTCCAAAAGAGAAGAGGAACTGGATAATGAAGAATCTTTTGTTCACAAAGGAATCGCTAAGCGCGACTTCCTTCGTAGTTTTACACTTTCCGATGATATCATTGTGAAGGGTGCGGATCTCAAGGATGGTATGTTGACTATTGATCTTGAGAAAGTGATTCCCGATGAGAAAAAGCCACGGCTGATTCAAATCGGTTCTTAATAATGGCGCGGGGGGAGCTCAGGCTCCCCTTTTATTTTTGGAGAAAGACATGGCCGAAGAAGAAGAAAGTTTTAAAGTTAATACTGGTGAAGAACCAGGAGAAGTTAAAATAGAAGAAGAGGAAGATGATGGTGTAGTGCTTGACACATCAACTGGTAAGGGATTAGAAAATATGGAAATCCCTGAGAATATGAGAGCACCAGTATTTGAAGGTGGAAAAACAGTTCGTATTATGATGAATGAGAAATATGGATTTCCACATGGTATTCAAATCACTGCAGGTATTGCAAATCATAAACCACAACTCGTAGGTAAACCATCAGATGTTGAGAAACATTCAAT